TAACAGTAGATTTCTTAATTGCACCAGGAATGTCTAGTGCTGTGGACCAAACAACAGTTGTAAATGACTTGACTAGAATTGCTCAGTCAACTCGTAAAGATTGTATTTGTGTTACATCACCAAACAGAGCGGCTGTTGTTTCAAATGCAGGTTCAGAAGTTGCAGATATCGTATCAGGTGTCGCAAACTTTACACGTTCATCTTACTTAGTTGTAGATGGAAACTATCTGAAAGTGTATGACAAATATAACGACAACTACATTCATATTCCTGCTGCGTCTTCTACAGCTGGTATCATGGCTGCATCGCATACAAATGCTGCACCTTGGTTCTCACCAGCAGGCACAAGACGTGGTCAATATTTAGGAATCACATCTCTTACCTATAATGCCAATAAAGCAAATAGAGATACACTATACAAAGCAGGTGTTAACCCTATTTCAAATATTCCAGGTCAAGGAATTTTGTTATATGGTGATAAAACACACCTAGCAAGACCATCAGCGTTTGATAGAATCAACGTTCGTAGATTGTTCTTAACTATTGAAAGAGCTATCGCAGAAGCAGCTAAGTCTGTAATCTTTGAATTCAATGATGAATTTACAAGAGCAGAATTTACTGGAATCGTTGAGCCATTCTTAAGAGAAATCCAAGGCGCTCGTGGTATCACCGACTTCAGAGTTGTTTGTGATGAATCAAACAATACCGCTGCAGTTATCGATAGAAATGAATTTGTTGCAAGCATCTTCATTAAACCAGCCCGTTCAATCAACTACGTAACTCTAAACTTCGTAGCTGTAAGAACTGGTGTTGAGTTTGAAGAAGTTGTCGGCGCGGCAACAGTATAAGTAGCACTGAGGAGATTAAAACATGGCTATTCTTAGAGTAGACGATTTCAAAGCTGCCTTAAAAGGTGGTGGTGCTAGACCCAATCTGTTCCAGGCAACGGTGACGTTTCCTGGTGCGGTAAACGCAGGCGGTAACATTGGACTTACAACATTTATGTGTAAGGCAGCTCAGATTCCTGCTTCTGTGATGACACCGATTCCAGTTGGATTCCGTGGTCGTCAAATTCAAGTTGCAGGTGATAGAACGTTTGAGCCTTGGACAGTATCAATTATCAATGATACAGACTTTACTGTTCGTAATTCAATGGAACGTTGGATGAATGCTATTAATGCGCACTCAGCAAATACTGGATTAACTAACCCAGCATCATATCAATCAGATCTGTATGTTGATCAGTTAGATAAAGATGGTTCAGTGTTGAAAAAGTACGCATTTAGAGGGGCATTCCCAACAAACGTCAGTGCCATTGATCTAGCATATGACAATAATGATACTATTGAAGAGTTTACAGTTGAGTTCCAGATTCAATACTGGGAAGCAATTACTACTTCGTAAATATCGAATAAATAAAAGAATGGAGGGGAGAAATCTCCTCCAATCATTAGTTTAAGGAATTATTATGGCAGAAGATAATAGTATCAAATTATTTGGGTTTGAGATTAAAAGATCAAGCCAAGATAAAAAAGAAGAGAAACAAAGAGTTTCAATTGTTCCACCATCAGATGATGATGGAGCAGGATATGTTACTGCATCTGCTGCCGGTCATTATGGTCAATATGTAGACATTAATGGCGATCAAGCAAAAGATAATCACCAATTAATTATGAAGTACCGTGGCATTTCTATGCACCCGGAAGTTGATATGGCAATTGAAGATATTGTAAATGAAGCAATTGTAACTGGTGGATTAGAAAAACAAATAGAAATTGTTTTAGATAAAGTAAAAGCACCGGATAATATTAAAAAGACTATTTCCGAAGAATTTGATAATATTTTAAATTTATTAAATTTTGGTGACTCTGGCCATGATCAATTTAGACGTTGGTATGTTGATGGAAGACTATATCATCACCTAGTTGTAAATGAACAAAATCCAAAAGCTGGAATACAAGAAATACGCTATATTGATTCTATTAAAATTCGTAAAGTAAAAGAAATTAAGAAAAGAAAAGATCAAGCAACTGGTGCTTCTATTGTAGATAAAGTTGATGAATACTTTATTTACCAAGAAAAGCCTGGATCACAAAATACTGGTGTGAAAATAAGTGCAGATTCTATTAGCTATGTAACATCTGGAATGTTAGATGAATCTCGTAAAAAAGTTATTTCACACTTACATAAAGCTATTAAGCCTGTTAATCAATTGAGAATGATGGAAGATTCTCTTGTTATTTACAGACTTGCTCGAGCACCTGAACGTAGAATTTTTTATATTGATGTAGGCAATTTGCCAAAAGGTAAAGCTGAAGAATACATGACAAATATCATGGCCAAGTATCGCAATAAACTTGTTTATGATGCTGATACTGGCAACATTAAAGATGATCGTAAACATATGTCAATGCTTGAAGACTTTTGGCTTCCTCGTAAAGAAGGTGGTCGTGGTACTGAGATCTCAACATTACCTGGAGGTGAAAATCTTGGGCAGATTGAAGATATTATATACTTCCAAAAAAGAGTATATCGTGCTCTAAACGTTCCAGTAAATAGATTAGAACAAGAGTCTGGATTTAATCTTGGTAGAACAACAGAAATTTCTAGAGATGAAATTAAATTTCAGAAATTTATTGATAGATTAAGAAATAAATTTTCAAATCTTTTCTTAGGAATCTTAAAAAAGCAGTTGATTCTTAAAAATATTATAACTGAAAATGATTGGAACCAATGGAAGTATGATATTATAATTGATTACGCTCAAGATAATCATTTTTCAGAATTAAAAGACTCTGAAATTTTAAGAGAAAGACTTCAAACATTAGATCAAATGGCGCAGTATGTTGGAGAGTACTTCTCAAAGGAATATGTTATGAAAAATGTTTTGAAATATAGTGAAGAAGATATTAAAAATATAGAAAAACAAATTGCAAGTGAACCTGAGCCTGAGCCCAGAGAAGAATAAATTATGTCTGATACAGTTAAATACATAACTGACACTGGAGTTTCAGGCAGTGTTGGTAATAACACACTTCTAACTTTAAATTATAATATAAGCTATATTGATTTAGCAGCATCGCTTTATCAACCATATGATCCGTTAAATGTTAGAGGCTGGTTTGCTGATGTAGTTAACTTTAATGGTTACCACTTATCTAATCAATATAGTTTAAGAATATATCTTAATCAAGGACAAACTGCCACTATTAAAATTACGACTGGAACTTCTAGAAGTATTAGTAATTTAGTTAATGGACAATTCATTAGATTAGATGAAGAAATTACATTTAATATCACAAGAGAAATATACACTCCAGATGATTCTGATTCTTCTCCAGTTGTAATAGATTCAGATGTTCTTCCAATAAATACTGATTTTGGTGTTACTGATGCAGTAAACACTATTGTTGATTCAGATTATATAACTAGTAAATTAGGTGTTGAATTTCCACTTGATGGTGGAGAATATGACTCGGGCGACTAATTTATGCTCGTTAAAATTATGTTTTATATAAATAAATCCAAATAGGAGATTAAAATGGCTAGTATTGAAAATTTTATTGATGCAATGATTGATAAAGATCATGTTCGTTCAAACGAAATGTTTGCTGATATTATAGGCCAAAAAGTAGATGCCGCTTTAGATGCTGAAAAAATTGCAGTAGCAAGTCAAGTGTTTAATGGTGTTGAATTTGAAGATGAAAATATTTCTGACGAAGATTTAGAAGCTGCAGCATATGAAGCTTTAAATGATGAAGAGTTTACAGAATATGAATTTGATGATGATTTTGAAGAAATTCAAGATATGAATCAAGAAACTAAAATCGATGCTATGTCTGACGAAGAGTTAGAAGATGAAACAGTTTAATGAACTACGTGAAAATGTAGTTTATAATAAAAAGCTTAGCGGTGTTCCCGTTAAGATTGTAAAAAAGATGAATAAATTTATTGTCCACATTGATGGTGATAAATTAGATTCATATGCTTCTCAAAAAGAAGCAGAAAAAATGGCGGCTGAGTTCGTCAAACAATATAAAGGTTAAAACTATGAAGCTGATTGCAGAATACTTAGATCAAGAATTAAATGTAATCACCGAAGCTAATAGCAACGGTGAGAAGTCATATACTATTGAAGGTATTTTTGCTCAAGCTGAAGGTAAAAATCGTAACGGCAGAATATATCCTAAGCCAATTATGGAAAAGGCTGTTGATAAATACGTTACAGAACAAGTTAATA